GTCAGACTTCGAGCGAACCACGTTTTCGGAAAATGTCGAGATCACTTCTCCACCAACATCATTCGCCGTCAATGAGAGGACCGGCCAATGCATGACTCGTTGTCGAAAGGTATTACATGCGTTGGGATTTGGGAACATACAGGTGCTTGGAAATGTGTTGGGGGAGTTAGGATTCCGGTTGTGTACAAGGACCACATCAACAAGCCGAAAAGCCTTGTGGCACTGGGGGATTCTGACACCTAATGAGGTGCGTGTAGCTCAATCGGCAGAGCGCCCGACTGTTAATCGGGTGGTTGTAGGTTCGATTCCTGCCTCGTCAGCGTTACCCCGCTCCCAGGTCTGCTGCTGCTTCGTTCGCTTCGGCGAGGTCGATATCAACCTCGCCGACTAGCTGTTCGACGGTGATTCCGAGTGCCCTGGTCAGGGCCAGTGCTTGCGAGAGTTTCATGTCGATTCGTATGCCGACTTCGATCTTTGCGATGGTTCCGCGTGTAATTCCGCTGCGTTTGCCTAGTTCGCTGGCGGACCAGCCTCGATGTTCGCGTAGTTCTTTGATGCGGGCGCCTACGTTGGGGATGCCCAGTCGGTGGGCGGGCATTCAGTGTGCCAGCCAGATGATAATGGCTGCGGCGGTCTCGCTCAGACCGATATAGGCTTGGAAGTCCCAATCATCCATTTCAGTCCTCTAGGATGGTTTTGTGGCGTTTGGCGCGGGTACGGTGATCTGGTTTCCGTTGTTCGATCCTCTCTAGATCGGTTGACTTCTCCCAGGTGGCGTAGCCGTACTCGTCCCACATGACTTGCACAGTTTTGCGAATCTTGACGACGGTGCCGCGTAGGCGTATGTCGTCAACTTGAATTTGGACGCGATCCCCGGTGTTTAGCATGCTCTCAGTGCTCATTGTTCGATCTTCTCTACACCTCGTCAATGTCACCAGTCCCCGTGTCCGGTGTGCAGCACTTCGTCGTCGGTCATGACCAAAATGCCCATGATTCGTGCCAGGATGAGAATTGCCAGCATGCCGGGGTCATCGGCCTTGGGCTCGTCCAAAACGTCGCCTATCGCGGTCCTGATGGCTTCTAAGCGCCATTCTGCGGTGTTCACAGCGTCCCTCCCGTGCTGGGCATGTACATGGCTCCCGGCCGCCCGGTCGCTGTAGTGTGCTTCGTTTTCGACGGGCACGATCTCCAGGCAGTCGTGGGTTTCGACGGCGCCGACGATGATCCTGTTGTCGGGGTCGACAAGCCCAACTCCGCTCAGTGGGTCGTCCAGCTTCCTGAGCAGGATTTCGAGGTTTCGCCGGCTCAGTTCTAGGCGATGCAGCTTGCAGCCTTCGTCGGCCGGGACGAACTTCATCAAATCCACTCCATTCTCTCGGAAATCGGGCTAAAACCGCCCGAAAGTACCCCCAAACCCTACAGTATCCCGTAAGGAGGCGCTAGATGGGCGCTAGAGGCCCCAAAGCTAAGCCCACGCACCTGAAGGTGATCGAGGGCACCCGTGAATCGCGTATCAATCGTAACGAACCACTTCCCAGCGAGGGCAAGGCGGTCCAACCCGAGGGGATGACGGCCCACGCCGCGGCCATTTGGGACGAACTGGCCCCTGACCTGATCGACAAGGGTTGTTTGACCCCGTGGGACGTGTACGCCTTTGAGGCATTTTGTGAGGCCGTCGCGCAGTTCCGCGAGTGTCGCGATCTGTTGCATGCGAATGTGTCCACGCTTGGGAAATTCGTTGAGCTGGGCGCGGCCGGTGGCAAGATCAAGTCGCCGTACCACCAGATGATGCGTGATTGTATTGAGACGATGAGCAAGATTGGTGGCCGCTTCGGGTTCACCCCTGGTGACCGGGCCAACCTCGCCATTGAGAAGGTGGATAACGGGCCTCGGAGTGGGGCTGAGCGGATCCTGGCCTGAGCTCAGCCGTTCTGCCCCAGCCAGCACGGTAGGCACGCCTGCGAGATCGCCTGCCGGGTGGTCATGTAGGTGTACACACGCCCGCACCGGGCGCAGAAGACGGTGATCTCATCGCACTTGGTCTTGAACTGCATCATGTCGCTTCTTCCTTCGATTCCCCCTGCCGGGGCGTTTCTCTTCTCGTTGTTTGTTGCGGTGTGGTTGGGCGGCGTTGGACCGCCGCAGACCCAGTCGGGCCTGTAGCTGCTCCGCGGTCGCTTTCAACCCCATGCCTTACACCATACAGGAGATGTATGCAGACTATCCCCAAATCGAAGGCCAACCCGGCGCATGTCATCGTTCACCGCCGATTGCAACATCAGTTCAATAAGCATCGTGCCAAGTTCGATAAGCACCGGAGCAGGGGCTCTGCGTTCGCCGCGGCCCTGGCCGAGTTTGAACATAAGCTATTCGGTTCAAAATCCGATAGTTAATCCATTTGCTTCATACCGTAGGAGGTGTTATGCCCCGACGCCGTGTGCCTGTCTGCGGCTACACCTTCGACGGCGTGGAATGCCCCGAGGTCGGCAGCCACTTCTGTGTGCCCCGCGCCGACCACGTACAGGCGTTTTTTGAGGAAATCCTGGTTCACACCAAGGGGCAGTATGTGCGTAGAAAGTTCATTCTGGCCCCTTGGCAGCGTGACGAGATCATTAGGCCCCTGTTCGGCCGTGTGGATTGGTCCGACGAGCTTGAGTGTTACCGCAGGCGTTACGAGGTTGCGTGGATAGAAATTGCACGTAAGGCGATCGCGGTCGATACTGCGGTGCTCACCGCCAATCGTGGTTGGACAACTATCGGTGAAATTGAATCCGGAGACCAGGTGTTTAACCTGGATGGGCAGCCGGAAACGGTTGAGTTTGTTTCGGATGTTTACACGGAAATGGTCTATCGGGTTACCAGTCGTTTCGGAAGGTCTCTTGAGGCGGGTGTCGATCACGATTGGCTGGTTCACGATCGGACGAGGCCGCGGGGCGCTTTACGCCAGGCCGATGGGACACGTTCAAAGCCTGACTATATCAAGAGTGTGGTCACAACGGGCGATATGCTGTCGCGCGATCTCAAGGATGGCCGCGGTACTTATGTTAATGCGCTTCCGGCGACCGGTTCGCTGAAGATTGATTCGGGAACGCTTCCGGTTGATCCTTACTGCCTTGGGGCGTGGCTGGGCGACGGTACCTCTAAGTCTGGCGCCATCACCGCCCATGAGGATGATCAGCCGTTTATGCGCGCCCAGTTTGAGGGCGCCGGTTATGAAACCCGAGAAACAAGTATCTCGCAGGTTTTTTACGTACAGAAGCTGATGACACAGCTGCGGTCTTTGGGGGTTCTGCATAACAAGCATGTCCCCGAGCAATACCTGCTGGCGTCGGAGGCCGACCGACTGGACCTGTTACGTGGGCTTATGGACACCGATGGGTGGGCCACGGAGAGGGGTTCGACCCTGTCTTATGGCTTTTGCGCGAAGAACGTACAGCTTGCCGATTCGGTCGAATTTCTAGCCAGGTCTGTTGGATATAACGCCTGGCGTAGCGTCAAGCATGTTGGGGGCTATGGCGACTATCAGGAAGTGCATTTTACGGCCCAAACGGGTGCCCCTAATCCCCATAGGATGCCGCGTAAGGCACTGAAGGCCCGTGGGGCGACTAGCCGGAATCAATTGGATTCTGTTGTCTCTATTGAGCCCGTGGGTGTCAAGCAGACTAAATGTATAGGTATCCAGTCTGGGTTTTTCCTTGCCGGGAAAGACCTGATGCCGACTGGTCAGTGTGGTAAAACTGAGCTTCTTGCCGGAATTATGCTTTATCTGCTTATCGCGGATGGTGAGCATTCGGCTGAGATCTATGGTGTGGCCCGTGATATTACGCAGGCGAAGCTGGCGTTCGATGTCGCCGCACAGATGGTGATCATGTCGCCGGTTTTGAGCCGTCGTCTTCAGGTCAGTGACTACAAGAAACGGATCTTCGATGTTCGGACGAACTCTGCGTATCAGGTTATCGCGGCTGATGCTAAGTCTGCTCTTGGTTCTAACCCCAGTGGTGTCGGGGCCGACGAGATCTTGGCATGGCAATCGGGGGATATGTGGGACTCTCTGCGTACCGGTATGGGCTCAGGAGCGCGTCTACAGCCTTTGATGGTGGCGAGTACGACCGCGGGGAACGATAGTGAGGGTTTCGCCGGGTTGATGCACCGCCAGATGGAGGGCATCGCGGAGAATCCTGACCATAAGGATAACCGCCATATCTTCACCTATATCCGTAATACGCCTAAGGATGCGGATCCGTGGGTTGAGGAGAATTGGTGGCACGCCAACCCGGCGCTGGGTGATTTTCTTTCGTTGGAGAGGATGCGTACGGCTGCCAGTGAGGCTCGTGCTAATCCGATCGCGGAGATGGCGTTTCGGCAGTTCCGGCTGAATCAATGGCAGTCCACGACTGTTCGCTGGATGAACATGTTCTCCTGGGACAAGAAGTCCAACCGGTCGACGCTGTACGAGAACAACGCGAAGCTTCTGGATTCGTTCAACGGCTGCGAGTGTTACTTCGGGCTGGACATCGCGGCGAAGCAAGACCTCTGTTCGATCTGCTACCTGTTCCCCTGCGCCGACCCGACTTACGGGGTCGATGTGGCGTGGCGTCACTGGATCTGCGAGGCCGGCCTTGAGCGGCTGGATCGACAGAACCAGGGCCGGTTCACGCACGAATTCGCGAAGAACGGTTGGCTGACGGTCACGCCGGGTGATGTGTTGGACTTTGAAGAGCTTTACGCCGATATCAAGGCTGACTCTAACCGGTTCTGCATTCTGGGCGGCGACGTGGATAAGCACATGTCGGAGCCGATCATTCAGCGCATCAGGTTGGAAACCGGTATCGGTGTGGAGGATATCTATGCCTATGACAACCAGTTCTCCACGATGTCGGATGGGATGCACCGCATCTTCGACATGGTGACTGACGGTATTTTCCGGCATCACGGGAATCCGTTGGCGCGGTTCTGTTTTGACGCCTGTGAGGCGAAGTACAAGCTTTCCGACCCTGATTTGATTATGCCCGATAAGCCCAACCGGATGCGCGCTTCCAAAAGGATCGACGCGGTGCCGGCCGCGATCATGGCTGTCAATGCCTGGTGGTCGCGTGACGGCCAGATCGATTCCATTTACAACGAACGAGACGTTCTCGTCATCTAGGAAGTGAATGAAAAACTCAATAGAGAAGCTGGTACGCCAGCGGCTGCACATTACACCTACGGTGGGCTATGACTTCTCGGGCGTCCTCCTGCACGCTGACCGCAGTCGTGATGGCCAATACGTCTTCGCGCATGTCGAGGTGTATCCCGATGGTGACGCCCCGCCGCGGCAGCTAGAAGGGGAGCTTCTGTTCGACCGCCACAGGGTCCACTTCGTTCAGAAGATTCCACCGAAGGCCCCTAATGCGGACGAGTAGCGGCGAGAACCTGCCCGCCCTCCGTGTCCGCGGCAACGGCATGACGATTGCACCCGAGGCTCTTGCTGAACTTCAGCCCATCATCCCCGAGGGATATTACTACCCCGATTACATGGGGATGGACTTGGAGTACAGGTTCGCCCTTTACGGCGAGATTTATCAAAGATCCCCGTGGGTGCGCGTGGTTATCGATAAAAGGGCCAATGCCGTTGCCCGCCTCCCGGTGAATGTGTGGGACGTGGACGGCAATAACACAAGAACCCTGGATACGCGCTCTGCCTACGCCAGGCTGGTTGCCGACCCATGTCCATACATGGACCCTTTCCGGTTCTGGCATTGGGTACAGACCACTATCGATATCTATGGGGAAACCTATCTGGCGATAGTCCGCGACAGCGCGGGTGCCCCGTTCAAGTTGATGCCGATGCACCCTTCTAGGGTCGCGATCAAGCGTGATCCCAAGACCGGTGAATATACCTACTTCTTCCAGGCTGGCTCCGGTATCAATACCGAGCTGGTGCAGTTTGACGAGAGGGACATTGTTCCCTTCCGGCTGTTTCACCCGAACAAGCTTGAGCGTGGCCTGAGCAGGATGGAGGCGCTGCGGTCTACTATCTTCGCAGAGGACTCTTCGCGTAACGCCGAGAACTCGATGTTCAAGAACGGTGCGCGGCCTAACCTGATCCTGACTACGCCGAATCGGTTAAGCGATGTCGGCGCCAGGCGCCTGAAACTCGCCTTCGATCAGGATCATGCTGGCACGATTAACGCCGGCTCGACCCTGGTCCTTGAAGACGGCGTTGATGCCAAAGAGTTTCAGATGACCTCGGTCGATCTTCAGTTGATCGAGACCCGCAAGATGAACCGCGAGGAAATCGCCGCGGTTTACGACGTGGCTCCAACTCTTGTCGGAATCCTTGAACACGCCACCTTCTCTAACATCACTGAGCAGATGCGCGGGTTTTATAGGGACACGATGGCCCCGGTCATCGAACTCCTACAAAGCGTCATGGATGCCCATGTCGGAGCGTACTGGTCACGTAAGAACATCATGCGCTTCGCCACTGATGAGGTGATGCGCGGAGACTTTGAGAACAGGTTAGAGGCTGCCCATAAGGGCGTAACTAACGCGATTCTTACGCCTAATGAGGCGCGGGAATACATAGGACATAACAGATATGACGACCCCAAGGCCGACGAGCTGTGGGTTAACTCCGCGGTTCAGAAACTTGGCGAACCGGGCGAGATCATCCGCATGAATGTCGCCGCCTCTGGCACGACCCCTGACGGGATCAAGCTGGACCCGAGTCCCACGGCCACTCCGGTGCCGGCCCTGCAACAGGGCAATAGCACGCCGAAGCCGCATTCGATTCCGAGGAAACCGCCCACGCCGATCCCGTCCAGTGGCGGTGGCCCGCAACCCAGTAACCAGAACCCGTCCACCATCGGCCGGCCGAAGCACCTCCGCGAGGTTGCGCGTCAGTTAGGCCGAGGAAAGACGCCCGAGGAGATTAAGGCTTTCGCTATCGCCCTGGCCACAAAGTTCCCCGAGGAGCTTGAGGACATTCTTGAATCTGTGCGATTGGCTATCGCCGAGCGTGACATGAAAGGTAATACAACTTAATAATGGAAGTCATAGGCAAGGCCCTGGCGACCATCGAGGATGTTGACGACGACTTGAAGTATGGCCCCCACGGGGGATTTACCTGCATCGCGTCAACCCCCTCGGAGGACCGTGACGGCGATAACCTTTACCAGGAGGAGTGGAAGGCACTCCCCGAGCATATTACTGTCGACTCCGACCACGGCATGAGCGTTGCCACCACGGTCGGATCTGGGCGTCCGTACTTCAATTCGGATGGAAATATCCAGACCGATGTCAGTTTATCGTCTATTCCACGGGCGCAGGAGGTTCGGACCCTCATTAAAGAGCGCCATATTCGCTCCGTGTCGGTGGCGTTTATGACCGACAAGACCAAAAAGTCGGGGGAGCCACGCCGGGAGCTGCTCAATCTGGGCATTGTTGCCGTCCCAAGTAATCGTGAAGCGATTATCCTTGACTCTAAAGCCCTGGATGTCAGGGCAGAGGAAATTGTGGCCGAGAGAGCCGCTGAGGCCGAAATGAAGGCCCCCGACGTCAAGGACTCTCCGAAGCCTTACGGCGACGTTCATTATGCGGACCCCTCGGAGGGTAAGTACCCCATCGACACGGTTGAGCATATTCGTGCGGCGCTCCGCTTTATCGGCGTGGCACACAACCGTGAGCTGCTGGGGGATCATCTAGCCTCTACCGAGGCTGCGATTCACGCAGCCGCTAGGGCACACGGTATCGACCCCCATAGCAACGGCAAGTCTTCCGAAATGGTCGAGACCAAGGAAACGAAGTCGCCGGCTATTTATGTCGACATCGTTCCGCGCTTCGACTATGACGGCTTCGCGGCCAACCTGAAGGCGGCTATGACCGCCAGTGGGATTGGTGGCGACGGCGCCCTTGTTCAGGCTATCCACGACGCATCCAGTCACCTGGGTGCGGCCTGCCCCGTCATTGAAGTAACTGATGAGGGTGACGGTGCCCCTGATGGCGCCAACAAGTCACTCGAATTGCAAGAATCTGAGACGTTTGAAAAGCGTCTTGACAAAATCCTTACCGAATCTGGTTCGCCCGAAGCCCCCGCCCCCACCGATATGGTCCCGGCGCCCGCTTCCCCCGACGATGATGCGGAAATCAAGGCACGAGCCATGCGAATGGGCCTCGGGCTGCTAACCACAATCTCCAATTAGTGAGGAACACAATTTAATATGAGTTCTCTTATAGAACTTAAGGATGAAGCGCGCAAAATTAACGCGTGGATTTCCGACATTATGAACGACGCCGAGAAAACCGGCGCCGAGAAGTCCGCGGCCCTTGACAGCCTTCAGGAGGACTACCATCGCGTAACCACGGAGATCAAAAACTCCGAGCGCGCCTCCGAGATGCGGGGCAAGCTGGAAGATTTCCAAGAGGAAGTTCGGCCCAAGAGCATCGACCGCTACGAGGTCGCCAGCCCATTTGCGCCGTCTAATCGTCGGGCCATCGCCAATGAGGTTCTGCGGCACAAGGATATCGAGAAAATCTTCGCCGTTAAGAACGGCGGCCGTGAGGAATACAACCTGAACATGGTTGTGGGCCTAAAGGACGCCTCGGAAACCAACAACCTGATCGGTGAAGGTTTGTACGGCACCAGCGGTCCTACCGCGGCGGGGCAGCAGCCTTTTCTCGGTGGTGCGTTCGGTCCCGGCATTCTGCCTGACTGGCGCCCTGGGATCGTTGAGAAGCTGTTCTACGAGCTGACCCTGAATGACCTCATTACAGAGTTCTCGACTACCGCTCCCAACGTCTCGTACCTCACTGAGTCGACGGCCAACCTGCAAGCCAATGCGGTTGCCGAGTCCCAGTTGTACCCATTCTCTAGCGTGGCGCTGTCGCGCACTTACGCCGAGGTGGGCAAGATCGCGAACGCGATGACGATCTCGGATGAGGCCGTTGCCGACGCTCCGACCTTGTACAACTTCGTCCAGGGTCGTTTGCTGTTCAGCATTCGCCGTCAGGAAGAGGTTCAGATCCTTGCCGGTACGTGGCCGGGTGTTGGTGGCCTGCTGAGCTTCGCGCCCAGCTTCACCGCTTCTAGCTCTGGCTCGCTGTTCGGTGCGACCTCCAACACGGCCACCAACGTGGCGTTCCCGCCCGCGGGTACCGCTGGTACTGGTGTGCAGGCACAGACTGTCTCGTCCCTGAGCTACGGTCGCGTCGTTCCCGGCCCGACCGGTGCGCCGGCCGGTACTTATGCGACGGCCATTTCCATTGCCGAGCAGTTGATGGACGCCTTCATTGACATCGAGTTGCAGGTATTCCAGACGCCGAACGCAATTGTTTGCCATCCGCGCGACTGGCAGTTACTGCGTACCGCCAAGGACGTTAACGGGCAGTACTTCAACAGTGCTTTCTTCGGTGGCGACTATGGCGAGCGCGTGGCGGCTGTGAAGTCCGTTTGGGACGTTCCGGTTATCACGACTCCGCTGATCCCGCAGCACACGATTCTGGTCGGCTGGTTTGACCCGCAGACCATTCAGATCGCTCGTCGCGAGGGCATCCGCATGCAGATGACCAACTCGAATGGCACTGACTTTGTGCAGGGCAACATCACGGTTCGCGCCGAGGAGCGGCTTGGCCTTCTGGTCTACCGCCCGCCGGCCTTCCAGTTGATCCAGGTCAACCACACCTAAAAAACGGTTTTGAGGAGTATGCGAATCGTATTTTGCGGTTCGCATACTCTCTACCTGAAAGGACTTTAACAAGTAATGCCTATTTACAACCGGGTCACGGGTGACAGTACGGACCTTATGGGGGTTGTGGTTGACCCGTCCGGTGCATTGAGCCACCGGCTTGACTATCGTGGCCGTAACCGTGCCTCTAATACCCCGGCCGGTACTGTCGTGGTTGGTGCGGCTGCCGGTAACGGAGCCACGTCGGCTACGCTGGTTGCCGGTAGTACTGATGACATCGGTACCGTTTCGGTAGTTGCTGCCGGGACCACCGCCGCTGGTACGTTGGCGACGATCACTTTCCACGACCCGTTCTTGGTGGCGCCGTTTGTGCAGTTGCAGGCACGTGACGCTGTCGGCGCTGCCGCGATCTATTACGCTACCACCACGACCACCCAGTTGGCCATCAAGGTTACTAACGCTCCCGCCACTGGCACGCTTTTGGTGGACTACGACTGCACTGGCGGCGGTTAGCCAATGCCTTACACCGACCCCGTACTTGGCGCCGGTTGGTCTCCTCCCGGCGTTAACTATGACACCGGGGCGCTGCTGACTTATGCGGCGGCTTCCGCTGGCACCAACGGTGCGGATCAGATCAACTCCGTTGGGCGGGGCGTCAAGGTGGTTGTTAATATCACCGCGATCACTGGTACTACACCGACATTCACGGTGACGATTCAGGGTAAGGACAGCGCCTCGGGCGCCTATTTTACTCTCCTGGCCAGTGCCGCATTAAACGCGACCGGTACGACTGTTTTGACGGTTTATCCGGGTTTGACTGCGGCGGCTAACGTTACCGTTAACGATGTTCTGCCGCGTACTTGGCGTGTGATCACCGCTATCGGCGGCGGCACCCCGGCTGTGACGGCCACGGTCGGCGCGTCGGTAATCCATTAACTTAAAAGAAGGAAAATTAATCAATGGCATTCAATAACCCTGCCGCGGAGCTTCAGGAGGGCGCAGCCCTTACCTTCGCCGCTGTGGATCACGGGTTACAGGCGTGGACTTTTGACCCGGCCTCGCAACCGGCTGGCACCTACACGCTGGCTACTGGCGGCACCGTCTATGTTGTCGCGCTTAAAACCAACCCGCGCCTGATCACCAACATCATTGTCGGTGTGCAAACCGCTGGCGGTACCCTGACCGCGAGTCAGTGCTTCGCTGGCCTGTACCAGAATGGCGCCCTGATTGCGTCCACTGCGGACCAGTCTGGCGTGTGGAACTCCACGGGCGTGAAGACCATGCCCCTGGCGAGTCCGGTTATCCCGCTGGGCGGTCTGGTTTATGCGGCGTTCGTGTTCAATGGCACGACTGGTCCGACCTTGGCCACTGGCGGTACGCCGTCTTCTAACGCTGCCCTGAACAACGTGGGCCTTGCGGCCACGGTTGCCCGTTTCGGTTCTGCCAATACTGGTGTCACCACCGCGCTTCCGGCCACCCTTGGCACGGTTTCGGCCCTTGCCCAGACCCCCTGGGTCGGCCTGTCGTGAGCTGTCCCATCACTCATGTGGTGGTTCAGAACACTCCCCCGCCTAACCGCGTGATGACGATTGCTCATCTCTACCCGATTCCACCCAAGGAGGAAGTTGTCTTTCAGACGGTCGGTGTTGAGTTAGAAGAAGACGCCGCCGAGGTCTTAGAAGAAGACGCCGCCGAGGCCAAGGTCGTGCGTAAGCGCGGGCGCCGGCCTGTTCGGGCTAACGAGGACGCGGAGACGAAGTGACGTTTGCGACCCAGCTCTCTGCTGCTTTTACCCCGATTGGTGGAGTCTATGACACGCCTAGTATTACGCAGGCATTAAGCTGGGCGCAAACCTTCGTGGAGGAATACTGCAATCGCGGCGAGAACGGCTTCGATCTGGTCACCGGAGACACTGCCTACCTTGACCCGAAGCCGTACCATCAGGCGTTGTTGCCGAGGATCCCCGTCGTAAACGTCGACAATGTTTTGGCGCAGTTGCCGGCCAGGTTTAATCTGGTGCCAACGCCGCTTTTGGGTGTGGCATCCGGCACGGGCGGCAGTTTCGTTGCTGGTCAATACTATTGGGTTGTAACGGCATTGATGCCCTGGGGTGCTGAGACCACGGCCTCTAATGAGGTTACGGCCATCTTTACTGGATCGACTTCATCGATCGCGCTGTCCTGGCCCGCCATATCGCAGGCGACCGGCTACAAGGTTTATCGTGGCTACCTGCCGTCGTCGGAGAACATCCTGGTTGCGACCTTGGGTGCGACAACGGCCTACACCGATACTGGCACCGCTGGCACCGGGGGCGTTCCCCCTTCGGGCATGATGTGGACACCCCTCATTAATTATGCCTGGACGAGTGACACCGGATTAATCTATGACACGACCGGACAACCCGGCACGTCATCGACCCTCGGCCCATCATGGCCTTGGCTGCCCGCCAGCTTGAAGGTTACTTACGATCATGGCTATTCGACAATACCGACAAGCCTGATCAATGTGGCTGTTCGCTTCGCGCAGCAGTATCTGGAAAACCCAGCTCTCTTACTACAGCGCGAGGTGGGTTCATTCAGTGAGCGTTATGCCGGTAATACCGGTGGCGTCGGCATCGTGATCAACGAGTTCGATAAGCGGATCATGGATCGCTACACCTCGATAAGTATCGCGTGAACATTTGCGAGGTGTGCGGTGTCCGTTGGGAGAAAGACCCGCACGATCACAGCCCCATTAAGCTCACGTTTGATCCCGATGAGGCCGCAGCTTATTGGAGGAATTATGCCGCTCAATCCAGGCAATCAAACACTCACGTTTAATCCCCCCGGCCAGTTCTCTGTCGACCGTCTGCACACTGTGCCGGCGTCGTCGGGGCTGTCGTCTTTCACCCTGACCTTGTGCTGCAACCTTCAGGGCATGACGGTGAAGGACCGGATAGAGGATACCGCCTACGCCGAGGCGACCGATAAGGCGTTCACTCCGTATAACGCGAATACCTCCGCGGTCACCGCTGAGTGGTACATCCAAGATGCTGCCGGCGCCAAGTACCGGATTCTCGGTACGCACAACACGCCAGATCAGTGGGGCCGTTTCTACCAATGTCAGTTCATCGTTAAGAAGGAGACGGGCTGATGGCTACCTTTGAGGAATACAATTCCGAACGTATCGCCCGCGGTCGTTCTACAATCCGCGAGGAGACGTTCAACTCCCTTGAGAATGTCGGTGTTTTCACCAAGGCGCTTGAGGGTTTCATCGTTGGTTCCGAGGCGGTGTATGCCGCGAAGCTCGTGAAGGCTGCCGAGGTGGCCGACTATTGGCGGTCCATTGCCCCGCACTGGGGCGACATGGATCCCAAGGAAGCTAAGCCGCCCACCGGTTTGGGTGGCGGCGGTACAGGCACGCCGAACTATCCCGATGACTATGCCGCGTCCATTAAGGTTATGCGGATGGGTCACGGTCGGGTCGCTGTGGGCTCCGAGCTTTTGCCTTTGGCTGAGTTCTTGGAGTACGGCACCTCAAAGATGGAAGAGAAGGCGTGTGGTGCGCGGACCTTGGCCCACTTCGGTGGCGAAGAGGTCGAACGTAACTCTCGCGAGCGTCCGAACGAGCGCGAACGTATCACCCACAGTCTGTTTGTTGGATGATAGCGGCAGACGCTGAAGAACTCGTAGTTACCTATCTAGCCCAGTCCTTTGCCAATGTCGGTGTGGATATGCCCCCGACTCCTCCGTTGCCGTTCTATCTTGTGACACGGCTTCCGAGTCCGAGCGACTGGATCACCGATCATGCTCTCATATCGGTGCATGCCTTTGCGGCTAACCGCACCGCAGCCAGTTCTGCGGCTAGGGCAATGCACAACGTGATGAACCCGTGGGTGTTTACCGCCAAGCAGGGTTTCACGTTGAGCACGGGCAGGGCGTTCATCGACAGGATTTGCATTGTTGAGACGCCGGCTTGGCATAACTACGAAGACCCGAACCTCCAAAGGTACTGCGGTCGTTACCGCATTGAACTGCGGATGAATCAAACCTCCTAAAACTTAATAAAGGAACACAACTCAATAATGGCAATTCAAGGTGAATTGTGGACCGGCCTAGAGCAGATAAACACGAACTTGATTCGGAAGTGGCTCTATGGCTCCGTATTGGTCCGCGACTGGGATCCTGCCGGCACTACAAGCTTGCAGACCTTTACCCCCTTTAATACTGACGGCAGCCTGAAGACCACGCTGTTCTCGGCGTCTAACCCCGGTGGCCCGTGGTTCGATCTGGGCTCTATCGATGTCAACGGCGTCGATTTCACGTCGCGCCTGAAGGCATCTGAGACTGACATTTGGCAGTCGCGGTGGCCCGAGCGTATGGACATGGACGGCGACGGCGAAGACATCATGATTGAGGCCGTGGAGTCCAATCCTGTTGCCCTGGCGCTGTTTAACAACCAGCCACTGGTTGGCGTGCCGGGTACCGGTGCCGTGTCGGTTCTGCCGTCAATCGGCGCGCAGGGCTTCTCGTTCCAGTATTCCAATGTGCCGCAGGTCATTTGGCGCCAGCTTCTGATCATCGGTGTCGACGGTGAACTGTCGAACCCGATCTATGTCGCGGAGCTTCGTCCTCGCGTCAGCATCATCAAGCTGGGCAAGCGTCAGATGAACGCCAAGAAAGCGGACTCTTTCGGTCTGACTTTCGCGGTCTACCCTGACACGGCCTCTGGCTTCGTGAAGGACGCCATATACGGCGGTCCTGGCTTTGTCGCGCTGGGCGGTGCCCCGCAGTTGGCGGTGCCGGATTACATCTCACTGACCCCCCCGGTCGTGAACACGGCGACGATTGTCCCGTCGACACTGGCGGCGGCTGCGCCGACCGGTTCGGGCGGTACGTTCTCGGCTCAGCCGTACTACTGGGTGATCACCGCTCTTACTGCGGCTGGTGAATCAACCAAGTCCAACGAGGTCACGCAGACCATTGTCACGACAACCAACACGGTTGCGCTGTCGTGGACCCAGGTTACCGGCGCCACCGGTTACAAGGTTTACCGCGGTACTTCGTCTGGCGCCGAGAACGCACTGATCACCACGATCGGTTCCGGCTCGACGGTCACCTACACCGACACCGGTACTGCCGGTTCGGCTGGTCAGCCCTCGGTGGTCAACAACGCCACCATCACCGCTCCGAGCAGCTTGGGTGCGACCGGTTCTGGTACTGGCGGGGTTATCCCGGCCGGCACCTACTACTGGGTGATCACGGCCCTGACGGCTCAGGGCGAGTCCACTCGGTCGAACGAGGTTACTCAGACCCTTTCGGGTACGACCTCTTCGTGCGCGCTCACCTGGAGCGCTGACTCGGGCGCGACCGGCTATCGCGTTTACCGGGGTAGCACTGCGGGCGGCGAGGCTTTCCTTGCCAGTTACGTGTCGGGTGGTGCGTCCACTTCGTTCACTGACACTGGTACAAGCGTGGAAGCGGTGGCCCTTGCGAGCCATCAGGTTCAGTTGCAATTCCAGCAACCGGTTTCCACGAATGGTCCGTTCACCTACACCATTACGCAAACGACTGGCGGCAACACTGCGCCAATCACGGTTGTGTCTGGCCCTACCGCTTCTGCAAGTGGCATGGTCACGGTTACGGGTGGATCTTTGACCACATCGAACGTGTACACGTTCAACGTCACCGTGGCGGCAGCGGATGGAACCACCGCTACCTACCCGGTGTCGAACGCGATTACCGCAACCTAACACACCTGAAGAAAGGCCCCGACAGACAAATCGGGGCCTTTCTTCTATCCCAACACAGGAGATATATCTATGGCCGATCGGCCTAACTTCAATGAACGTCGTCGTCTCGCTCTCGGCGATTTCAGGCAGCAGGTTATCGAAGCCCAGTCTCAACTGTCTTCGCTGATTCTGGTTGCGGAGAACGGCGAGGAATTTGAGATCCCTCACCCCATGCTGATTTCGGATGACGCGCAGAAGCGGCTTGAGACCGTGCAGACGGGTGAAGACCTGGACAAGGATGAAGACGGCCTGGTTATCAGACCGAATAAGACTAAGGGAAAGCTGGCTGAGCCGTTGACGATTCGCACGGCTAAGGCGCTCCTCGGTGAAGCGGAGCATAAGAGGTTTATTGCAGCAGGCGGGCACTCTAACGATGTCACATTGGCGTGGCAGATGTTGGTCGAGGAACAGACCGACCGTCAAGAGGCTGACCCAAAATAATTGATGCTGTCGTCTATATGCGACAGTTCCCCCGCGAGATCGAAGCTGATCTCCTTTTCAGGGGGATTGATATCCATGACTGGCATCAGGGCAGGATGTCGAGCAGGCGGTTGTTGTGCCTGATTGACGCCCTCCCTGATGAT